GCTATAAGCATCAAGCTTTGAATAGCCTTGATCCTCTAACGCCTTTGTTGCTTTTCTAGCCATGAGATAATTGTTACCTCTCTAAGATACGAATAATCGTTTCAACACGCGCTTCTAATGCAGTTATTTGGTCGCGCATAGATGAGCCGCCGTTAGTCTTTAGCTCTGCTAGGTAATGCTTTACTAACCATTTGACTGATCCAATAAATGAACCAATAACGGTCAGCGCAACAGCTACAACAGCCGCCCAATCTTGAGGGGTCATGCGATTTGATCATCACTCGGATCAAGGTACTTAACGATTGGAGCAACTAAAGCAGAAGCAAGGACTGCATATTCAGGACGAATATCAGCAACGAGCGCAAGTCCTAAAGTAATTGCTGAGATAGCAACAGCCTTGAGGTAGGACTTAATTGCGTTCTTTGTGTTTTTATTCATTTTCATTTGTTGCTCCTAGCATCGGGATATCAAACCAGCTACCGTTTTGGTCGCCTTCTTTAGTAAAACTGATATGGATATGAGCGTGATGAGAAGAGATTCCCTTATATTCTTTCCAACGGAAAAATGATTTTCTGGATGCAATCTTTCCTGCATAAATGATGTAAGAGATTCGTTTGTCTTTCTTGGCGCATAGGCGTATTTGGTCGGCAAGATAAGCACCTGTGCTGGGGCGTGAGTCGAAGTCCTTATCCACATCAATAGCCCTGACGATTCCGTTAGACGGATCGGGATTGTGGTCACTCTTACGATTGGAGTGTGCGGCATCGCCTATCCAACCATCAGACTTGCGTTCACGATCAGGAAATGAATCATCAAGCTGCTCACGAAGTTGTTGCCCTGCTTTACAGAGTATTGGCTTCATCATCTACCACTACTGGAATAAATACGTCATTAACTTCATCGTAAAAACAACCAACCCCAGCAAAGCATCCTCTGAAGTTTGAATTGTAAGATGTTTGTATCCATCGACCACCAAGATTGTCAATCAACCATTTATAGCCTTCATCACCATTAGGGTCATTGTTATCTCCAACAGTTACACGAAGCACAATGTTGTTTTTATCTATCTCTGCCCAATGTGACATTATCCACCCACCGCCGAACGTAAATATCTCACCATAACAATACCTGAGCCGCCGTTTCCAGCAGCGTTGTCAGAATTTGCGCCACCACCACCAGAACCAGTATTTACTGTTCCAGCAACAGCCAATGGTGAAGTTGATTTCGCTCCCGCACCACCACCGCCTGAACCACCTGCGCCTTGAGTGCCGCCTACTCCTACCGCACCACCACCACCGCCTGCATAAAATCCGCTTACACCGCTTGATGTCGCAGTTGCCCAATCTGAATACGCATTTGTTCCTGCACCACCTGCACCACCTGTTGCAGAAGATCCGTTTGCTCCAGCAGCACCAAAGCCACCACCACCACCGCCTGCTCTTAGTGTTGCAGTTGCACTATAGAAACCGTTACCACCAATGTTGCCATTTGTTGCAGCACCGCCATTGTAAGCAACTGTTTCTACGCTACCACCAGCACCTGATGCACCAGAGTTTGCAGTTGCGTTGTATTGTGAAGTGCCACCACCTGCTGAAATAATAGTTGTAGCATTGACTGTTGCTGAGTTTCCGTTTGTATTAGAAGCACCTGAACCGCCTGAACCAATAACAATTGCCCATGAACTACCAACAGGTACTAAATTATCAGGCGAAATTGTAACTCCACCTGCACCGCCGCCACCGCCCATGAAACCAGTATTCGCTGTAGGACGTAACTCACCACCACCACCGCCACCAATAACTAAAAAGTCCATAACTAAAGATTTTTGAGTTACGGCTAAAGTACCGTTTGCCGTGAACTTTCTGTAATAATAAGTAGGGTCACCACTATATAGAGTGCCACCTGTAACAACAGGATAAATGGCATTGCTACTAGTGCCTGCAATACAATTGGCAATCATTATGCAATCGCTCCAAAGACATACCAAGCATCTGTGCCAGTTTTGACACATGCCGCTGATCTATATTGTGAAAGAGTTGGAGATGCTGCTGTTGCACCAGCTGATAGAACAGTTGTTGTTCCTGGTGTGACTGCTGAAATAGTGCAAAGTCCGGCACCAATGTTTAGGACTGTAATTACAGTACCAATTGGATGAGCTACGGATGCGTTAGTTGGTATCTTAAAAGCATTAGCCGCCGCGTTGCTCATTGTAACTAATACTTGATACGAGTCGTTTAGAACTGTTGTGTAAGTTGTGCCTGTTTGAGCATTGAGGGTAAATGATGTCAAGCCATTCCACATGTTGGCCGAAACGACATCGCCCGTTACTGCTGGGAATCCTGTTGCCATGTATTACTCCTTAGTATGAAAGAACGCTAGTGCCTAGGATAGCGTAATCTGGTGAGCCGATAATGAACCCATCGATGATTGGTTCAAGTGTTGTGAACTGGGTTTTCCAGGTTGTAGGGGTGATGCTGTGCATTACTCCGAATACCTGCAAAGTTTTGGTTAGGTCAGATGCCCCTGGTTGGGTAGTTGTAACTGTTACTGGATCAAAGAAATCTAAGTCGAGAGCTGCGACTATTCCAGCATCATAATTAGTGGTGTATAGATCTAGGGTGATTGCATCGCATCGAGTCGAAGTTTGAGCTCTAGATGCAATATACGCTCTAGCGTAGTCCAAAGCTTCTGCATCGGTTTCCATAAGCAAGTCTTGTTGGTTGTAACTGTGAATGAAGTATTTATCAATTGACTCTTGATTAGTTACATTTTGGACTGTACCGCCTACGCGATTTACTTGCGCTGAGTTGTAGACAAGAACATCGTTGAGAACCCAAACAGCATCAAAATAGTCAATGCCTGTGCCATTGTCATTAAAAACTACTGGTGTGCCGTAGATACTGCTTACGGTATAGGCTCTATCTTGAAATACGAAGTTACCCAAAGCATCGGCATATAGAGCACCATATTCTGAGATTTCAACCTTCTGCATGGCTTCTAACCCTGTGCGTGGTTGCCCTGAGTCTGCCTGCATGGTTGTTTGTCCAGCATCAATATCACGCAATGAGTTAGGCCAGCCAATGGCATCTAAAATCTTATTGATTCGTGCACCTGATAATTGCCCAGCAGTACCGCCTGTAACTGTCGATATTTGAGCGTTCTGTGCCAATCTAAAAGCATCTACAGCTGTGATGGTTGTGTAAACTACATCGCCTACATCTTTAGGTGTTGTAGTTGAATAGCCTGTTATGTATCCAACGAATATGGGATATGTAATTGTGTTGTAAGTAGCAGTTATCTTAACCTTGCGCATTGGGTCAAGAAGTCCATAGTAAGGGCTGGCTGTATTTTGTGGGTTGAAATCACCATTCTGATCCACAATGCGAAGCGTTAATTGCCCAGTTTGGAATTGATCAGATTGTGCATCGCGACCTCTAGTTGTATCAACTTTATTAACCTGGCTTGACACATCAACAATCAAAGGTGGAGTAAGGGCATCAGATAGCACATCTTCTCCCAGAACTGCCGTACCTATTGCGAAGGCTGTAGCAAAAGATGCACCAGTTGAAAAGTTAATAAAAGCATTGATTGTTGGGGTTGCCACTAGAGCGCCCCAGCGAAGGTTGTTGAGTTCCCATATCTATTGAGATTTTGGATAGCGTTTTGGACTACCGAAGCAATCTGTTGATCGCCAATGCTGGAAGCGTTAATAACGAAAGTTGGAGAACCGCCGCCTGCTGTATTTATCGATGCAGGGTTGAAGCCAATCCTATCTTGTAATTCTGAAAGGTTTGGCATTATTAAATTGAGTTTATCGCGGATAATCTGTCTTTGTTCGTCTATTGGTGTGTTTCGCCCACCTTTTGTTAAGAGTTGTAATTGTTGAAGTTCTAATGCAATTTTATCAAGCATTGATCTAATCGATGCTCTTATTGCTTCGGTAAGTGATGAGAAAGCATTTCCTGTTTCATTGGCTTTCTGAATCATCCCTGCAAGTGCTTCATTGTTATCGTGAATAGCAATAAGGGAAAGAAGGCGCATACTTGTTTCTGCGCTGGTTGATTGATTTAATGCAGCATAGAGTCCAATGCGTTCAACATCGAATTGTTTTTCTAATTCTTGAAGAGCTAACTGGTCTGATGTCAGAACTAGTTTTCTAGTCGTATTGGCATTGTCAATAACCGCCAAAGCATTTTTAGTTTTTTGTAATTTGAGGGCATCGGCATTGGCTTTATCGATGGCTTTGCGTTGTCCAGGTGATTGCGCTGGAGTTCCTGCTGAACGAGCCTTGCTTGATGAACCTAATCTTGAAAGAAGTCCTAATCCTGATACTTGTGCTCCAGCAGAAATAATGTCGCCGATAATTCCTGCACCTGGAATAGATTTCAGTTTGCTTGCAAGAACACCAATGCCGTAAATGACATTGCCAATCTGTGTGGCAAAGCCTTCCATCGCTGTAGTTGCTCCACCAATACCATCTTTGCCTGCAATCATTTGCATAGCATCAAGAAGGTCTTTGCCAATAATTTCTTTAGCATTCTCAGAAGCAACTGCAATTTTTGCCATTGATCCTGCATAACCTTCAGCAGCAGCTAATGCTTGACCAGAAAACTTCTTTGTAAGTTCTGCTGTGATTAAGTCTAGATCACCAGATGCAAGTGTGGCTTTGGATAAACCTGCACCCAGACGGCTAAGAGCTGTTGTCTGACCACCATAAGCCTTTGCAAGCGCCATAGATACAGTGCCCAAGTCTTTGCCTGTACCTGCTGCAATATCAAGCGCTAAGGCTAAGCCATCTTGTGACTTCTTTACATTGCCTGTTGCTGTAAGTAAGGTTCTAAAAGCTGGGCGTAGTTGATCATCAAGAACACCAGTAGCGCGCTGTAAATCACCAATAAACTTTTCAACCTCGATGGCTGCAAATGCGTTGCCTGTATTAGCCAATGCTAATGAAAGGGATCGTGCAGCTTTTTCATCAGCTGCAAATGCTTTAGCGGCTTGCTTACCAAATGACAATAATTTGCCAGCAGCAAAAACTCCAAGTAACTGCTTGCCTAACTTCGAAACGCTCTTCTCTAACTTCTGAGTTGTTGTTTCTGCCTGCTTGAACGCCTTATTGCCAGTAAACTCGGCGGCTATATCTATCTTTACATCAGCCATTAGTATCCCACCGCCTTATTGAACTTATCCCGTGAAGTTTCTATTGCTTTAATAATTGCTGCATTTGTCTTGCCTTGATCTTCTGCCCATGCACGAAAGATTACTCGACCACGCATCTTGCGTGAAGCGCGACCTGCTTGTCCGGCTTTGCGTTGGTAAGCATCTTTAATCTGACCAGTAGAGTTAATGGCATTGACAAATTGCTCACCAGCGTTAGGGTTGTTGCTTTTTCCATAACCTTTACCTGTGCTAGTTTTATAACGATGCTCGCCAATATCAGGATTACTGCTTGGGATAACAACCTCACGCATTTTAGCCTGTGAGCGACCATTAGGATTTACGCGACCTGCAGTTTCATAAATAGCACCTGCTGCAGATTTATTAAGTATTTGAGCCAATGCTCTAAAGCCTCTGCGATTAGGTTTTGATGGTGTTGTCTTATATCCAATTCCACGTTTAGCAGCACTAGCTGAGTAA